AGAATGTTTGGAGGCTTATCCATTTGAGTGTATGAATGCTGTACAGCGCGCACTGAAGGATGAACTGGATTCTCTGAAGCAACGAGCACGCCTTATTAAGGATACTCTATATACTTTAGATTACACAGATACTTCTACAGGAAAGCCTGTTAACATAAAAGGTACAGCAACTCAGTTAGATCGTATGAGAAAGGATACTGCTAAAATATATGAAGCTCTTGAACAAGCTCAACAAAAGTTTGAGAAACAAAAAGAAGAAGAGGTTAGAGTATATGGAGGACGTAAACTAAGCTTCTCTGAAAAGAAACTAATATGAGTTTACATACGAAAATGATTGGAGATATTCCTGTAGCAAGTCTTAAGCAGGATTATATAAAGATAGAGAACTCTAAGCAATATAAGGCAGAGATTAAAAGGATCAATCCTCTTGATGAAGATTATTATATTACTTACTGGCAAGGAATTAAAAAGAAGGTTGTTGAAGGAATGTGGGGTAAGGAGAGTAAGGGCTATCGCTTTTGTCCTCCCGCACTATACTTTTATACAAACTTTGGTTTTATTCAAGATACAGATAAGGCTGGTAACACTACTTATATTATTCCACTTATTCAAGATCTTGAATGGGAGATTAACTACATGCTTATAGAGGCTGAAGGTTTTTCAGGTTTCTATGGAGATGATGAATACACATCTGATAAGCTTGTACTTAAATGGGAAGAAGGGCGTAAGCCACAAGACTTCTCTGAAAGACAGCTGTTTAATACAGCTGGGGATCTAAAGACTTACATGCCTGCAAGGGAGAACCTGAAAAGATTACATGAAGAACCTAGAGGACAAGCACTGTATTATAATGAGGCTTCTAACGCTATGTTAGTTGGTTCACGTTCAGGTGGTAAATCCTATACTGCTGGATTAGCTAAGGCTTTACATACTATTTGTATTGATGGCTCTCTTTATTATAAGGAAGGGCATTATTATAAGTCTCCTGCTTATCTTGATGCAGAAATACTCGATGAAGAACTTGTAGTTGAGGTGGTTTTAGGATCAGGTGATACAGATAAGTCTTCTGAGCTTTTCAAGAAGATTGAAGATGCTATGCAAGCTCTAGCTACACGAGCTGAGTTTGGAGTATGGGGAGATATTGATGAAGAAGATTATATGCCCTGTCCTTTATATAAGGATATGGCTGGCTCTATTCATCCAGGAAACAAGAAGAATCCTTGGAGACATGAGTATAAGGTTATCAAGAATGGTAAGGAACTGATCAAGGGTTCTAAGTCCAAGATTACCCACGTCACTTATTCTGCCCAGAAAGGTAAAGGTAAAGGTGCACAAGCTGCGGCAGGTGGTCGTGTTAAGTTTGCAATTACTGAGGAAGTAGGACTTACTGAATTGGTGATTGATGCATTCAACTCGAATGTAAACATTGTTGCGAGAAATGGTAGACAGTTTGGAGTTCAACTCTTTATTGGTACCTCTGGTAACATTGACACTGTACAACCTACTAAGCAGATGTTTACTAATCCTCAGGATTATAATATATTGGCGTATAAGGATGTATGGGAGAACATGGGTAAAGATGGCATGATTGCTTTCTTCTTACCTGCCTATATGGTTTTACGACAGTATAAGGATGAAGATGGTAATACTAATTATGCAAAGGCTTTTGAACATATTTATAATATGAGAGCTGAAGCGGCTAAGTCATCCGACCCTTCTGTATTAAGAGTGGAGAAGATGAACAGACCTATTGTACCAACAGAAATGTGGATCAATATGAAAGGACATTATTTACCTCATGCTGAAGCAGTAAACCGAGAAAAAGAATTACTAAGAAATAATACTTATCTACAATTAGCAAGGCCTGTTTCCCTTACTTGGAACTCATCTTACGCTAATGGAGTTAAGCATCAGATTGATCATCAGGCTGAACCTTTCTTCACGTATCCATTGAATACATCCAAAATGACGTCATTCGACTCTTCTGTTGTAATATATGATCTACCGAAAGAGGGTACACCACAAGATTATTATTTCCTTACACATGATCCTTATAGGTCAGATAATATTGACAAAGGAGGATCTTTTGGTGCAACACACGTGTTCATTAATCCCCAATACTGGGATGAATACATGCCTGCAACTGGACCCTTAGTTGCTACTTATATTGCCAAGCCTACTCAAGGACTTAAGTACTATTACGACCAGCAGGAAAGGTTAATAGCATTTTACAATAATCCTATAAGAGGACTAGGGTATGAAGCTAACCAAGGTGCAGATTGTAAGAACTACTATACAAATAAAGGGAAAGAGAGGTTGTTGGTTCTTAGACCACAACTGTATGACTCCAAAAAGATATTTACTGCGAGGGTAGCTGAGTATGGATACTGGACAACAGATGTAGTTAAAGATCTTGACAGACTTAATGACTTTCTTAAACTACCATTAAAATTACTACACAATAAGTTGGTTATTGAAACCATCCCCTGCTTGTTTACAATACAGCAGATCATACAATATAATATTAAAGAAAACTTTGATGCAGTTTCTTCTCTAACTATGGCCCCTATATATAAAGGTATCCAAGATCAACAAAAAGAGCGAGAAGCTGTAACTAGAAATAAGAAAAACGAATTAAAATTCTTATCTACAAATCCATTTATAAATGAAAACAACAATAGAAGCGACGCAAGAAAAGCTCCGCGCCGGTCTTAATAAAGCTGCAGATATTATTACATCTACAATGGGAGCCTCTGGTTCTACCGTTATTGTGACTACTTCCAACGGACACTTACTTATTACTAAAGATGGTGTATCTGTTGCTAAGTCTATCAGACTACCGGATCCATTTGAAAACATTGGAGCACAATTACTTATTTCTGCTGCCAATGAGACTGTAAAACTTTGTGGTGATGGGACCACATTAACATCCCTCCTGCTACAACAAATGGTTAACAACACTGAGACAGTGCAGGACTATGCTGTATTGGAAAAGGAAGTTGAACTATTAAAAGGTTATATTAAGGACCAATCAATTAAGGTTACTACTCTTGAAGAGATTCGTAATATTGCTAGAACTTCTTCCAACAGCGAGGAGGTTGCAGAGCTTATTACTAAGATCTATAAGGAGACAGACTTCACTACTCACATTGAACTAGAATTGCCTGATGACGAAAAGACTACTACTATTACAGTGGATAAAGGTTTTAAGTTAAATGTAGGCTTTGATGATAACTGGCAAATGACTGACACGCACAAACAAGAGGTAAGGTTTGAAGACCCTACTTTTTATATTACAGAGGAACCTATTCACCACACATCACATCATATTAAAGAGTTGGTTAAACTTGCAATGATCGAAGATGCACCATTAGTATTTATTGCTGATAAGTATTCACGAGAGTTTAAGAGCTTTATTCAACAACAGGTAATGTCCAAGCATCGCGCTAAGATTCTTACACTACGTATGTCTGATTTCTATGGTGAGGATAAGTTTCATCAGTATGAGAACCTAAGGGCTTATCTATCTGATTCATCTACTGCTAAGTCTATTGTATCTAATCCTTATTATACACTCGTTTATAATGATGACCACGCAAACATCAAACCGAGACTAGAAGAACTAAAATCATTAATGAAGAATGTTATTGACCCTCTTGAAGCAAGGAACTTTAAAAAACGCTACCATCAGTTAGCTGGCAATATTGCTACTATCTGGGTTGGCGGTAATACGAAGGAAGAAGCTAAGGAGCTTTATGATCGAGTTGAAGATGCTATTGGAGCCGCAGCTACTGCTATTGAGCATGGTTATGTTCCAGGGGCTGGTTCTGTATTTACTACTTTTGCTCAACCTTTATCTCATAAGTTTTGTAGTGTATGGTATGCCCCTATGGTTAAGATTGCAGAGAATGCAGGTTACACCGATAACCTTTTAGAGTTACAAACAGTGAATGGTGAACCCTCTACAAACGAATATGGTTTTGATATCAAATCAGGAAAGCTAATTAATCTGATTAAAGCCGGTATTGTAGACCCTACTAATACACTACTGATTGCGCTTGACAACGCATTATCCAACACTAAGTTGGTACTAAATACGAAATATATATTACACAATGAACTATAATAATCCTATCAGACATAGGTTTAGCAAACCGAAGAGTAAATCAGAGGAATGGTACAGGGAGAAAGTGGCAGATATTATCCCTACCACCTTCTTCTCCATTGACGACTTCGATACTATGAAGCTATCATACGATGTCTATAATGACGAGCTTTCTTCTATTAAGAAAGAATTTAACCAGTGGTGTGATCCATTGGAAATCAATATTAAGAATTATGATCCAGTACCATATCCAGTTATTCATAACAAGATTAATGTACTGAAAGGAGAAATGCTGAAAAGACAGGAAGAATATTCTATTGTTTCTTTATCCCACAATGTTTCCCTGCAAAAGACTAAGGAGCTAACCGAAGCTCTTAATAAAAAGATAGACCAACAGACAGAACTCTTTACAGAAGCAGTTAGAGAAGGCAGGTCTGAAGAAGAACTTCAGAAGCTAATTGAACAGGAACGTGATCGTATTACGCCTGATGATATTGACTTGAAGAACTTTAAATCTGAGTGGGAGCGCTTCTATGAATTTGCTCTCAGAGTTTGTGCACAGACGCAACAAATTACACGTAAGAAAGTAGAGTCTCTTGAAGACTTACAAGCAACTGCTAGGTTCTTTATCTTTTCTGGATGGAGACACGGTAAGCCCTATATGGAAATACGTAATCCACTATTTACGGGTTATCACAAATCTGGCAACAAAGCTTATGTGAATAAAGGTGAGTATGTGTACTACCGTCAGGCTAAGACCTACGGTGATATTCTACAAGAGTATAAGCAGTACCTGACACCTACACAAGTGGAAGAACTTAAGTACCGTAACTCTACTACGTCTAACAAAAATCAAAGTGTGCTTAATAGGCGTGCAGGTTCTGGTCAAGCGAAGTACCAGTTTAATACTCAGACTGCTGATCAATACGTAGGTACTAATGGTAGCTCTCAAGCAGACAAGACATTAGCTACGAACAAGACCTCTAGTGGAAACTCCGTTAGAAATCACTCTTCCCTTATCTGGGAAACTCACATTGAATTTAGAGACTTTGAAAAGGTTTACTTTCTGTCATATAGTAATGAGCTAGGAGTAAAGGTAGTAATGCCTGTTACTACGAAGTTCAATATTCCTGATGGAGTGAAGCCTTATAAGAAAGAGAACAAGTTCGGTGTTAAGACTAATGCCTACACTTGGGTTGAACACGATACTCAGTATGATATTGAGGAAGTTGAGATCCCAGTAAAGCATGAAGCCATTATCCTGTCGAATGATATCTATGTAGTATATCGTAAGGTTCCAAATCAAGTAATTGACGTGGAGAATCCTTATGACAACTTCAATCTATCTACGTTTGGCACTATGGTAGCTTCTCGTAACTCACGAGTTATCTCTCCTATTCAAAGGATATTTCCTTTTTACTGGCAGTATATTTATGTTAAGCATAAGCAGAATAAAGAGATTGCAAAGTATGAAGGTTATATTCAGAACGTAGATGTTGATCAGATTCCTACTGACTTAGCTAATGATGCTGAGGGTAATCAAATCCACGATCCTATTAAGGTGTGGTTGACTTACCAGTCTGAGACAGGGAAGAACTTTTATTCAGGGTCGCAGACTAAGAATAATATGCCTGTACCTAATACACGAGCACCTGGAGCTTCTGCACAGATCTTAGGAGCTGCTCAGGAGATCTTTACTCTGCAGCAACTACTTGAGTTGATTGATACTGAGATTGGTATGGCACTTGGAGTTCCCCCTCAACGTGAAGCTCAATTTGCTACTAACTCTAATGCGTCTGATAATAGGCAAGCACTGTTACAGTCTTACCATATTACTGAACCTTACTTCTCTGAGATTGATGAGGTTTATCGCCAAGCTACTGAAGATTTTATTAAAAACTTCAGAGAGTGGTGTAAGATACAGAAGGAGGAGAATAATCAAAGCGTATTCTCTTATGTACTTAATGATGGTACACAAGAGCTATTTGAGATAACTCCTAATATGTTATCAATGGAGGCTCTAGGTCTTTACCTTAAGTCTAATACAAACAGACGAGAGTACAACGAATACATGCTCAATAACATTCAGGCTTTTGCTCAGAATGCTGGTGATGGTGTAGAAGCTGTATCTGAAATACTTTCTGGAATAACTAGTGGTCAGCCTCTTGAGGAGACTCACCGTCAGATTCAGATCCGTAATAAGCAAATGCAGCGTCAGCTACAGAAGCAGGAACAAGAACAGCAAGCAAACCAAATGGAGCTTCTTAAGAAGCAAGGTGAGCTGCAAGATAAGATGCATAATCAAGAGCTTGAAAAGATTGAACTTAAGGCTAGATTGGAAGGAACGTATGATGTACAAGAAGCAGTCATTAAGGCTGCAGCTACCCCTGCCAATAATGCTATATAAGGTTTTAGAAGAGCTATAATACTTGCATATCAACATAAAATAATGTATATTATAATACAAAATAACTGAAAATGAACATCGAAGAAAATGATGACCTTCAGACAGATACCTCATTACTGCCTGACTTTTCCTTACTAGGAATTGAAGAGGAACCCCAAACCCCAGAAATCCAACCAGAAGATCCTATCACTGAGGATCCCGCTTTTGAAGTAGACCCGCCTATTGAGGCTACTCCTGAGGAAGACACACCACCTGCTGATGACGCTGAAGTAGAAGCTATTGCTAGTTTCTATCAAATGTTTCAGGAGAAAGGTATTCTTCCAGAGAAGGAGATTACTTCTTGGGAAGATCTTGAGTCGGAGATTGAAGCTTATAAAACTAACCTTCCTTCTCAAGTTAAAGAATCTATTATTAGCAATGCTAGTGAAGATATTCAAAAAGCACTTGATTATGCGTTAACTAAACCTAATGCTAACAAGAATGATTTAATTGAGTACCTACAAGCAGAACAAGCTGATGATAGGATTTCAACAATTGATAGCGACGAACAGGCCCGAGAGTATCTCCGGTCTAAGTATGCTTCACAATTTGGCGAAGACGTATTAACGTCTATGCTAGATACGATGGAGGATAAAGGACAATTACAAGAAAACGCGAAAGCTGTAGGAGAAAGCGAATCTGAAAAGATGCGTAATGCTGCTACAGTAGAAGCGGAACAAAAGGCAACCCAAGATTTAGAATGGACTACATCTATTACTAACGAGTTCAATTCCCAACCGTGGAAAGCTGAACACCGTGAGAAAGTAATGAACCAGTTTACTACTGGGGAACTCGATCAACGAGTATCTCAGATTATTTCTGATCCAAAGTCTCTTGTGCAACTTGCCAATATCCTGTCCTACTATGATAGTACCTCTGGAGAATTTAATTTAAATACTTTCTTCACACAGGCAAATACTCAAAAAACTAAGTCTGTAAGGGATCGCATTGTTGCTTCGGCACAAAGTGGAAAATCCTCTACCCGAGTAAACAACAACCAAAAGTCTTCATTCAATCTAGATGAGTACGACTTGGTTAACTAAAATATAAAAACAATTTATTATGTCAATTTTTAGACGCACAGCGTTAAAAACTGTAGACCGTGGAGCAAACATTGATGGTAACTATTTCGATAGTATCACCCATGCAAAAATGTTCCGGACCTACAAAGCCTATGATATGGGCGTTAAATCTGCAAAGTTGTTCTCTTCTGATACGAAGAGCCAGCTCGTAAACAAAAAGTTTACGTACTACACTATTGCACAGGGAAACACTTTCATGCTTCCTGGCGGTACTGATGACTACTCTTGGAAACTTGTTTCTGATGTAGCTCGTACTTTCAAGATCACTAAAGTTTACTCTACCCCTAACAACCAACCTGGAAAAGGTGGTGCTCAATTTAAGATCGCCGTTGATTCTCCTGGTTTGATGGAGCCAGTATTGCTCAAAACTGAAGATCCTAACGCACCGCGTTTACGGATCATTGGTCAATCCAAGCAAGTTGGAGCTAACCAGTATGAACTGGTTGTAGAACTTCAAACTTCTAACCTTAACGAATGGGTCAAGCCTTCACTTCTCCAGAATAACCGGGAAGTTGTTGATTGTGGTACATCCGTTAGTGACGAACTGAACCAGAAATATGGTGGTGATTACTTCGACGACATGTTCAAGCTACAAGGTGTAGTTGGTAACTTCGCTCGTAAAGCAACCTTTACTGACAAGTTCATCCGTACTGAAATCGCATGCCGTAAAGAGGGTCGCCCTATGGGTTCCAACGCTAATTACACAATTGGTAATTCTACTATCACTGGTGGAGCAATCGGTCACGGTTACGTTTACCAATCTGAGTTCCGTGGACACGGTGGCAAGATGATTGAGAAAGGTGTATTCATCACTAATGTTGAAGCACGCCTTGAAGATCGTCTTATGAATGACCGTGAAATGTCATTTGAATTCGGTCGTCTACAACAGTCTCAAGATATCGACAGCAAGCGTAAGCGGAAAGACCCGGCTGGTTGGAGAGAGATCGTAAAGGAAGGACACTACTTTGCACACAATGGTAACCTTACACTCAATCAGATTGAGGATTGGTTGACTAACGTATTTGCAACTCGTAAGAACTTCTCTGATCGTAAGATCAAATTGGCTACTGGTGAAGGTGGAATCAAATTCATCAACCGTCTTATCCGCGCTGAAGCTTCTGCTTTCGCACTTGCAGATGATGACAAGTTTATCCAGAAGCGTGCTGATGGTATGGGTGTTCACACTAACGAACTTCAGTTCGGTGCTCAGTTTACCAAGCTTATGCTTGATAACGGTATCATTATTGAACTAGTTTATGATCCTATTAAGGATGATCAAACTCTCTTCCCACAACGTGCCCCTGGCTCTTACCACTCTATTGAATCTTACTCTTTCGATGTATTTGATTTCGGTGAAACTGACCAGACTCCAAAAGGAGCTGATCGTCACGAGAACATCACTTCCATCATGCAAGACGGTGTTGAACTTTACTACCACTTAGAAGGATCTTACTCTTTCGTTAACGGTGCTACTAATGACGGTTCAAGTCGCCAGTCTAGCTCTAAAGAACTTGAGATTCTCCGCGAAACTTCCGGTGCTCTTGGTGTATTTGATACATCACGCGTAGGCCGTATGGAATACGTACCTGGATTCGCAGCGTAATTTTAAATACTAAATCAAAACAAAATGAAAAAGAACACAAGAAAAGTGTGGGTTAATCCCGTAGAACGCACATCAGCGCAAGGACGACATAAGCAGTACTACCAAACATACGATAAAAATGGTATGATTGCGAACACTGTCTCTATGAAGAAAGTAAAAGAGTTTGACACAGGTGATACATTTATGTTCCCCCGTGACGCAGAAACTAATAAGTTATATACTGGTCTCAATAAGACAATGCCTAATCCTTATAAGGGAATAGAAGTTGACGATTTAATTAACCAGCATAATGTTCACCCAGACTGGCACGAGAAACTTGCTGCTGTGGTCCTCAAAGATCACATCACTAAGCAGGTATACTTCGAGATCAAGCATGGAGAGAAACCTAATTCTTATAGTTCCAATGCTACATACTCTATCTTTAATCTTCCTCCTTCCGCAAAGATGAAAACTCACTTGGACGAAGGCCGTGGTAAACTTGATAGTTTCCAGCTGGTACTTTATCCTCGACCAAACGCTTTTGAAACAACTACCCCTCGTCAAGAGAAGGCTATTATGCTGGTAGAAGCATTAGTTGATATGGACATAATTGCTAAATCTAAAGACCTAGCAAATGCTGCTTATCACTTATACTATATTTCAGAAGATAATGAAGAAGAGACACAATACTCTCAAAAGCGTGACATCATTGAAGGAGCTATGTTCCGTCTGTATACAATGAAGAACCAATATACGTTCTTTAAGCAATATCAGTTCGGCGTAATTCTTGCCAACAAGTCTAATCAGACATTGATTAAAGGCGATGTTACTCCTGAAAGAGTGAAAGGTTCTCTCTCTGAATATATTTCCGATCGTAATAAGCACCAAATGGAACATGTAGAACGATTGAACAATCTGTTCGATCTTCAGAAAACTCCAGAAGGCGCAGA